TAGAATTGTAAGTAAGGCGGCTGTTCGTAGTTATTTTGAGGTAAAAACAGAACATGAAAAAGGAGGAAAGAAAGATGGGAAGATTTGATAGAGCAAAAGCTAAAGATGAACTTTTGAGAAGAACTCAGGAAAGTAGTGAGCGTAGAGAGTGTGGGGATGCTTCACTGAAATATTTCAAACCTGATTTGAATCTGCCAATATGGCAGGCAAGAATTACAAAGGATGAACCACATATCATTGATATCATACCATTCATTGCTGGCAAAAACTATCCCACTAAGGTTGATAAACGTCATCCCATCAAAGAGGGGGATTATGCCTACTGGTTAGAGGTGTATGTTCACACCAACATTGGTCCAGGCAAAGATTGGATTGTTTGTCCTACTAGAAACTATGGATTGCCTTGTCCTATTTGTGAAGAAATTGATCAAAGAATTCGGGATGGTCAGGAGTGGGAGAATTACAAAGACATTTCTCCTAAAAGAAGATGTGTTTACAACATTGTTTGTTATGATGATGGTAAAGAAGAAGCAAAAGGTGTCCAGATTTGGGAAGTTTCTTACAAATATGGAGAAGGGCCTATACAGCTTGCTGCTAAAAATCCCAGGGGTGGTGGTGCAATCCCTTACTCAGATGTTGATGTTGGTAAATCCATTTCCTTCGAGGTAGCCAATGATGAATACAGAACTATTCAGGGACATAAACTTCTAGATAGAGATTATATCATTTCAGATGCTACTCTTGACCAATCTTTCACCTTAG